TTGCCATTCTTTAACAAGTCTAGCAGTTCCTGGACCAAATATACCATCTGCTGGCGAAATATCTAATATCTCTTGTACTTCCTGTACTAGTGGACCACGTGAGCCTTGACGAATGGTTTGATTGGTATTCAACTCTTTTTCTTCTTCGACTTCCATTTCCATGTCGCCGCCTAATACATCTAGGGCATGTGCCCAATGTTTTTTGCGATCTTCTAGTCCAATAGTACCACCATTGATACGTTTGGTCATTTTTAGTATGTCCATATTATCACAATGTTTATTAATATTGTTTTCATCCCAGAACCAGCAAGCTGAATCTAGGGCGCCTTTTTTTGTTCTGACGTAGTCAACTGCTTCTTCTGGGGACATTTCGACGTCTTCTGCGAATTCAGTATAATTGTATCTGCCTGTAAGTTGAAGAATGCCACCGCCCCGAAATCTCCAACCATCACCGGAGGCACTATCACCGTTGTCCATTCTATTTGCGTAAATAACGTTCGCAATTTTTTCAGGTTGTCTATGATATTCATTTGCATCTCTCCCTGCACGTTTAAAATATTTTGGGAAGATTGTATTGAGTGCTTTAGCACTGTAGTTTAAGTTTTCACTTAGTACTCTAAAGCCGCCGCTTTCGTGTCCACATTGTGCAATAAAGCCTGCTACTCTTGGTATTGTGTTTACGTCCCAGAGTGGAAGTATTTCACACATTGCTTCATACCATTCTTCCCAGTCGCTTCTGTGGATTAGTTCTTCTGCCATCCACGGTTCAAAATCAAAATCAAAATCTTCTTTAGCCATAGTTATTCCTTTTTTTCCGGGGCACAGGCTTCACATCTGCAACATTCACATATTTTTATTATTGTTGGTGAAGCATAATTCGGTATACCACAGTGTCCTGGGTATCCACAGTTTTTACAATATGTTCCGTTATAGTCTTTCGACCACGAGTGTATATCCATTGTTTTCCAGTGTTAACGTTTTGTCACCATATTTAGTAACATTGTAGTCTCCAAGGTATTTAGTTAAAAAGAGCACCTCTGCGTAGTCATTCATATTAATTTTTTCTTGCAAATTTTCAAGTATATTAACAGTAGGACCAAAATCTTTTACTTCAAATCCTACTGGATCAGCATAAACTTTTTTCACAATCAAATCATTTTCGATTAGACTAATTTTTTCTACAAAACTTTTATTAAAAAATTCTTCGTAACTTGTTTGTTTAGATTCCATCATACTAACTGTATATGTATTTGGATCTAGTGGTACTGTGGCCATTATTTCTTCTAAACTTACATCTTTACTTTTGAAGTTTTTATGATATCTAAATTTAAAATCTTGACCAGTTAGTTTAGAAACACCATCTACTATTTCCATTATTCTATCTGATATATGTCTATCACGATCAATCTCTATAAAAACTTTGTAGTTACCGTCTTCAATAGTACCAGGGGTGTTATCTGCATCTAAAACAAATTCAAAACCAGTTTCTATAAAACGCACTAAATCTTTTGCTGCTTCTTCTTGTTTTACATCAAAACTCATTACAACAATATCTTCGTCACTGCCCATTTTACTTTTGAAACTATCTATTTCAAAAATATTATACACTAGATCTTTTAAATCGCCAGCTCTTAAACCCATTATACTGTGCCTTCCAATCCGCCATCGTCTAGTCCAGCATCACCTATTTGTGCTGTATTTGCTTGTTGACTTAGTTGTACATCTTCTACTTCGCTTTTTTCAATTGCTTGTGATCCACCAAAAATATCTACAATTAATTTTTTTGGAATACGTATTTCAACAAACCAAACAGGGTGTTTATCTAATTTGCCTTTTTTAGTTCCTGGACGAAAATCATTAGGCGATTTTATCTGTCTAGCCCTTAACACATGACCTTTGGCAATTCTTACTTTACAATCGTAATCTAATAAACGTTTTGCACCGGCAGGATCTGGCATATTTTTGTAATCCCACATAAATGTGCATGATACCCAATGACGTTCAATTTGTGGGCCACTTGCAAGTTCCCCTTCTTCCCAGTTATCGTATACATATACGCCTAACTCGTCAATTACTCTTTCAAAGTCTTTCAAAACTCTAAAAGAATTATCGCTGTCATAGATTGTTTCTAAGTTTTTAATTATATCTAATGTGTCGAGAATTGCCATGGTTATTTCCTTTTACAGTAGTATTTATCAAAAACTTTTTTACAGTAGATATTATTCAATGCGCACTTAACTTTTTGTTTCAGATAGTAAATACCATAGCAGGAGTGATTTCCTGCTTTGGAATCACCCTGCTAATCGATCCATAAGGAGGTATTGATGGGTAAAGCAAAAGCTAAAAAAATTAGTAACAATAATGTTGTTAAAATTAACAACTTTCTTCCACAAAAAACTCGTAACATTACGCTGATTCCTAGGAATCGGAACCAAGAAAATTATGTACTTAGTTTGTTAGATGAAACTAAGAATATTGTATTTGGTATCGGTCCTGCTGGTACAGGCAAAACTATGTTAGCAGTACAAGCGGCTGTAAAAAGTTTTATAGAAAAGGATGTTGACAGAATTGTTGTAACTAGACCTGCTGTAAGTGCCGACGAAGACTTAGGTTTTCTACCCGGCACACTAGAAGAAAAAATGGCACCTTGGACACGACCAATATTTGATGTGTTTAGAGAACATTTTTTTGCAAATGAAATTGAAGGTATGATAAAAGAAGGAGTAATTGAAATATCGCCACTAGCATATATGCGTGGACGAACGTTTAAAGATTCTTATATTATCGCTGACGAAATGCAAAATGCAACACCAAACCAAATGAAGATGCTACTTACTAGAATAGGAAGTGGTAGTAAAATGGCAGTAACAGGAGATCTTGCACAAGCAGATAGATTAAAAGACAATGGATTAATTGATTTTACAACCCATTTAGAATCAAAGGAACTAAAATATATAGATGTATGTCAGTTCGAAAGTAAAGATATTGAAAGGCACGAGGCAGTCAAAGAAGTATTAGAGATTTACGGAGACACTTAATAAGAACGTATCGAAACAGGATGATTATATTTTTCATCCTGTTTCAATAACATCATAAGATACTCATTTTCAGTATAGATTAACGTCCAAGAACGCTCCTTGATTGGCGGTCGCCCCATTGCATCATAAAAGATTTCTCCTTTCCAATAGTGCTTTAACCAAATACGCTTTTTACTCCAACTACTACGTGTTGGCCACCATGCGTAATGTTGGTTCCATTCAACTTCTATTTCAACTGTTGGCGGCATTAAGTTCGTTTGCTAATGGAAATATTTCAGCAATAGCTTTTGCACAAGCGATTGCAATATCCATATGCTCTTTTTGTGTACCATTGGCACTACGTAATTCGATATAATGCACCCAACTACGGATAGTACCATTCATATACAAACGTGTTTTAGTAAGACCTTCTGGCAATACTTTACGTGCTTGTTCTTTTGCAATGCCATTAGAAATTGCCCAATCATATGCTTTACCTGCTGTATAAATTACATCTTGTTGTAATTCTTCCCATTTTGTAATTAGGTCAGCTGCATTGTCATCGCCAAGATCGATTTCTATAGAGTTTTGACGATTTTTTAGATCTTGTAATCTTGCTTCACTGGTAACAAACGCTTCTCCCATTTCACTAGGTTCTGCATAACGCTGCGAAAACTCTTGGAATGCAAAACTTCTATGTCGCACAATTTGATGTGCAATATCACGTGTTGTATCGATTTCTAAGACAGCATTAGCCATTTCTAAAGGAGACCAGTGCTGATGTTTAATCAAATATTTAATTAATCGTTCACTTGTTTCTTTGTTAATTTGTGCTGTTGGGTTAGAAACTTTTGCACAAAACGCAATTAAATCCTGTACGTTTTCTAAACCTTCTGCTTTAAACTCTTCTGTGGGTTGTGTATAACTTACTAATCGAACGGCCATTCAGCTAATTCTCCTTTTAAATTCGATAATCTTTGGCTTAAAAAATTTATTGTAGTGTGTATATGACCAGTGTCATGCGGCTGCAATAAAGTTTTGTAATATTGTATTTCTTCTTCTAGTACATTTATACGCACTAGGTCATTTATTAATGTTTGGTTGCTCATCTAAAATCCTGCGCATTGTGTCACTTGCATACGTTTTAAAAAAACGTGGTCCGATACTATGTACTATAACAGCTAGTACAACAACTTGCAACCTAAAAGCAATGCCAAGGGCATGTTTCATGTGTTGCCACCCTGTCATGTTTACTGACTTTAAATGTAATTTGCATTGTTTACTTAACACTAATCTCCCTTTCCAGGTGCTTCACTAAAATATTCCATTTTTCCTTCAACTCCGTGCCAATCTGCTGCATCTTCGGGTACATCTTCAGAACGCATCTCTGTGATATTAGGCCAAATGTCGCTCCATTTTTGATTAAATTCTACCCACTCTTTTGCACCTGTAGCACTATCGGGTAATATAGCATCAGCAGGACATTCGGGTTCACATACTCCGCAATCAATACATTCAACTGGATTAATAACCAGCATATTTTCACCTTCATAAAAGCAATCCACAGGACACACTTCTACGCAATCCATATGTTTACATTTAATACACGAATCGTTAACTATATACGTCATTTAACATCTCCATAAACATTGTAGCACCGTTAGCAACATTTTGTTGCCATGTTTCTGCTGCATCCTCGTCTGCAAAATCGCTTACATACTTATAACACTCAAAATCAATTCCCATAGCATTTGCAGCCTTTCCTATAGCGTATGCTTCCATATCAACTAAGTCTACATTTGCATAATCAAACCAAGGATCATGATCCATTACAAAACTATCACCTGTGCCTAATGTAATGTTTGTGTTAGTGTTAAGCATAATTGGCCCAGCAGTATCGTCCTTTTCAAACGGAGTCACACCTCTTGGTGCTTGCGGTTCGGCTAACATATCTCTTTGTAAAATTACATCTGGTTTTACAAGTTTTCCGATAAGATCTTTGTTACTAACAATACCAGCAGTACCGTAATTTATAATTTTTGTGCAACCTACTAGTTTTCCATATTTCATTGTAGAAATTGCAGCATTAACTTTACCTACACCACAATAAGATATTTGAAAATTAGACTCCGGTCTCTTATCAAAAAAATCCTTAGTAGATAATTCATTTTCTAATGCTACTATTACCCAAATCATAAAGCCCCCAATCTAATCAGTGTTGCTGCTAAGTTAATTTCTGGATCTACAACCAAAGTGTGATCTACCAAACCTTGCTTAATAATTAGCACTGCTTGATCCTGTTGCTCGTCTGTTCCGAACAACTCAATATTGTCATACAACCAACGATAGATCTCTTCCATTTCTTCTGCTCGTACAGTGCCACACAATAGCTTACGTGCATCTGTAATCTTACCTGCCTTAAACAGTTCAACCATATCAAGTTTCCAGTCTGCTTCGCCACTGTCGCCTTCATTGGGTTTTGTAAGCACACCTTCTACACTGTTCATTTGTACTGTGTTGATACACTTACGCAAGTCTGGATATGTACCCTTTACATATGTATCAAGTGTATCCAAGTCTGGAGTTACGCCTTCTGTGATAAGAATCTCGGCTACTCTTGCTGTAAACTCTGTTTGATCAATCTTAGCAATGTGAAAGCCTTGACACCTACTATGAATAGCAGGAATAATTCTGTTGGGATAGTTGCATGTTAGAATAAAACGTGCTGTTGTATGATACTCCTCCATAACACCGCGAAGTGCTGCCTGTGCGTTGGGCGACAAGTAATCAGCCTCGTCTAGCAGTACAACCTTAAAGTCGCCAAATGGAATCATTTGCACAAATGCAACAATCTTATCACGTACATCATCTACACTGTTGGTTCGACTTGCGTTAATTTCTAGTATATCTAATGGATTTACATCAAGCTCGTTAAAAAGTAGTTTAGCAAGAGTAGTTTTACCAATGCCAGCATTGCCACTAAAAAGCAAATGCGGAATAGTTTTGTCTTTGATCCATGTGTTAACTTGATTTCTTTGTGCGTCATCTCTAAATACATAACCATCCACTGTCTTTGGACGATACTTTTCTACCCATAATTCTTTCATTTACCTGCCTCTATAATTTGTTCTAGTCTTGCCATCCATTTAGGATTGCGTTCAATAATTTCATCTAATACATCATCTAACTCAGCCAAACTACGTTTATTAAATTCAACAGCATCAGTTTGCAACGGCATTGCTTCACCGGTCATTTCAAAATCATCCGATATAAGTTCTGCTATTATAGCAGTCTTTTCAAACTTTGTCAATTAATGTACTCCACTTTTTAAGTTTTTCTATTTTTACATCAGCACGTTCTTGTAACTCAATCCAGTCGGTAATATCATGTTCAACCATTAGTTCCATCATACAAAACACATCACCTAATTCTTCAACTAATTTAATACGTTGATCTTCTCTTATTTGGTCGATACTATCATATTTGCGTAAAATTTTTGAGCATCGCTGTGTTAGTTCGCCACACTCTTCGGCTGTAATAATCATTAATTGTTGTAGTGTGTTAATAGGACTTTTATCCACAATTTACTCCAATGTTTTCTAGCATATCCTTAGCTTGAGACAAATTATTATTTTCTTGTTCTGCAAATTCTTGCATTAGCATGTCTTGAAGTACCAATGCCATTTGAAACTCGTCATCGTTTAAAGTTTCAAAATATGCAAATAACTCAGCTGTTGTATCTAGGCTCCACAACTTGTCTAAAATACGACATTGTTGCTCAGTTAATCCGTCAATTCTCACAGACCTAACTCCTTGTATACCATTTGAACACCTTTGGCTTGGAAGTATGCGTCTGCTAGTGCATTGTGTAAATCGCTTTGCATAGCTTTGCGTGGATCTACTTTTGCCATGCTAAACAATGTTCTACTGTCACGCACTTGCCAAAACTGCCACGGAATAGGTTTGCCCTGCTGCCGCAACATATCTTCAATAATAGTAATATCAAAACCATAGCCGTGTCCCCACAGCACATCGACACCTACCATCCATTTGGGCAAGCTATCAAGAAACACATCAACGTGTTCACGCCCGTCTGTTCCAAATGCTTCGTCTTGCACCTTTTGATCCTGACGGCTCCACCAAGCAATAGTATCGTCGTTTACACTACGGTCTTGACTATCCAAGTCTAGTTTGTAATAAAATTCGCTGTGAGGTTCCGAATTGTTATGAGGATCAAATTTTACCCCACCTACTGTGAGTACAGTTGCTTGCGGTGTAACGTCAAGCGTCTCGAGATCAATCATTGCGTGAGTTGCCATTAAAAGTTTTCCTCTACTGCCTTTATGTGTTTGCACTTTTTAAATGCAGGACAGTCGCAACTAAAGCCTTTGTCCAACATTTCTATATTATATATACCCTTACTACCCTCGGCTTGCCAAATTGTACCGATTGCCCAATGTTTTTTTGTGTTAATAATATCACTTGGATATACTTTAGGTCCGTATTTTGACATTGCCGCCACTCTGCTTGGTTGTTATAAAATAGTTATAGCATATTACTTGACAGTTGTCAAGTACTTTGTCAACATTGGATGAGCAAATGCGAGACTTTTATCAGTTGTCTTATCAAATTCCTCTGTAAATTTGCAAAACTTATCAAATAAATCTTTATCAAACTGATAATTAGAAAAATATTTTTTTATCATATTATTTTTACAAAGTTTTTTTACATAGGCTGGAGGCAACGCATTTAAAGATAAATGGCGTGGACTTGTGCAAATAGTAAAATGTGGAGGAAATCCACCTTCTAAATACATGCGCCCAAAATTGTGTAATAAAGGTATTTGGTCAACATTTAAAGCATTTATTACAGAATGTCCTGATACATTAAACCCATGCGATTTCCATAGTTCAACATTTTTTATTTTTTCTTTCCATATTGTACCTTCACGTATATATTCATCTCTATGCAATATACCATCTACACTTATACATACATTTACATTTGCAAATTTTTTAAGATAAGAAAGATATTTGTGTGGAAAGAATGTTGCGTTTGTATTAGTAAAAAGAGTAGTTTTTGTTAAGTCTACTCTTGCATCTAAATATTTAAATAGCTTACCTATCTGCGGTGTAATAAATGGTTCGCCGCCTATGTATTTTATTATTTTTACATTACTTAAATCTACAGGATCAAACATTTCCTCTACGCTATTACTTATTCTAGCGCAATCTGTACTACCAAAATCTACAAAGTCCAACAAACGAGGATTTGTTTCTATACGTTTAATATAGTCTGTACTAAAGTTTGGCGCACACATTCTACAAGTTACATTGCAATCATTACCTAAACTTATTTCTATAAATTCAATTTCATCGTTTTCAGTTTTTTTATGCTTGATACTTCGATTGTTGCCAGTTCGTAGACTGTTGTTGTTGACTTGTTCACTTTCTTTACAGGCTTTACAACCTTCGTGCCAGTCACCAGATTCCATTGTATTTTTTAAGTCTTGATATTCTGGTAAGTTTCTGTAATCATCAAACGTTATGCTTGTCCAATGATTGGATATTAATGGATCTTTATTACTGTTTGATCTATACATACAGCAAGGAATTCTATATCCATTAATATCTAAAGCTAAATGACTCTTATAGGCAAAACATTCAGGCATTCTGGGCTCTGAATTTTTCGTAAAGTTTCCAACCTTCCCAAGCAAACACTAGCATCACACCTGTTATAAAGCCGCCGCCAAATAATGTTGCTAAGGCTAGTGTGCTTAGTAGATTAGCAAAGAACAGTATGACCGGAATGTCATACCATTCAAAGTTTTCAAATAAATTGGGCAAGCTCTGGAGCCTTCCATCCTTCTGGCTTTAGTACCTTGCCATCTTCACGCTTGCGAACTTTACCAGTGTCTGAATCGATTTTAGCAAAGTTAGTATCCATGACTTCTTTCCAAGCACCTTCACCATTCCAGCCTGCTGCACGAATAGCACCCATAGTAACAACTAATATGTCGATGAGTGCGTCAAGTTGTTCGACTTTATCATCTGCTGCTACTGCTTCTACAAGTTCACCTACTTCTTCATCAATAAGACTTAGATACATTTTGTAGTTTGATTCGCTTGGCGGTTGGTCACACGCTGTTGCAAATGTGTCAATATCTTTAAATACGTCTGTCAATTATCTTGCTCCAAATGATTCTGGGCTTATTTCTGCCGGGCCATCGTCATACTCTGCTCCAAGTTGAACGTCATCTGGTTTTTTATCTGAAACCATTAATACACTTTCGGCTTCTACCATACGTAGTTGTATTTCTCCGTTGCCTTCGTCCATATCGATACCACGAGTCCAACGTCCGTGTTCGATTAAAATCCAGTCACCTATATCATAATCTTCTTTGTTTTCTGGACCTTTTGCATGTACTTGCGCCCAACGTGGATAGATACCTCTAGTTTCGCCATCGTCACTACGTATGATAAGTCCGCCTTTTGTCTTTTGTTCGCCAAAATGCATATTGCTTACTATTACTCTATTTCCAATAGGAGTTAGTTTACCTTTAACTTTTGGGGTTATTTTATAACCGCCGGCCGAAAATTCTGTCATATGTTCCTCTTATGTTTTCTTTATAAAGTTACCATCAGCGTCTTCAATCCATTCTTCTTTTGGTGCAGGGGTAGTTTTTGAACGTGTTGTTGTCTTCTTAACCGGTGCTGGTTCGTCGTCAAATTCTGCAAGTTCTTTTTCCTCTGCTTTACTAAGAGCGGTAGCTGGCGGCATTACTGCTTTACGTGTAGGTTCATCGACCACTGTTCCTGAATTGTAAAAGTCTTGAATTACTTCTTCTCGCTTTTTAACAATTTTACCACCAGGGCCAAGTTCGTCTCCACGTGCATTTACTTTAGCATTACCTACCGCAGGTGTCAACTCATTTCTTTTGATTAACATATCTAAATCAATTTGTTTGCCTTGCATTGTGCGATAGACTTTAGCTTGTTTGTTTTTCATTGCCATTATATGTCTCCTTAGCAATATTTAGTTTTTAAAAATGTCAACTAATGACTTATTATGTTTATATAAAAGTGTTTTGGCTTCTAAACTGTAACCTGGAATAGGATCTGGATTGCCAGGATATTTAGGTGTTTCTTCACAAATTATAAATTCTTTAATTTTCTTTCTTTTTCTGACAATTTTATTCCATTTTGGTTTATTAGATTTTACTATATATCTAAATCCGGCAAATTGTTGCCCTGTCCATGTTTTATTACTTAGTTCTACATATAAGTTATCAACCCTATCGTGAAACCAATCGATAATTGGTACTACACTTTCACAACGTAAAACCGGATGGTATTTTCTAAAATCGCTGGTATTTGATATATGTAAGTAAACATGAGTTTGATTTAAATTCAACTTATTAAACAATTCATAATACGATTCTGCATCGTTTCTATCTACTTTTATATCAAGATGATATATTTTTTTAGTTAAACACGCATCGTATTCTTTTTTGTTGTCTTCCATCGGCGGCGGAAAGTCACACGTAGGTGCTATATACAAATCTTTATAACCATCCATTCTTATTGCAATACTGTGTTCGTATAAAGGAAGATTGCTAAGAACTGATGCAAAAGCAAGTTCTTTTCTATTTTGCTCTTGTCCTTCGATTATCTCTATCATCGTAAAAATTCATGCCAGTCTAAATCATATTTAATACTATTGATCTTATGTACACCTATTAAGTATAACACATAACTCGCTACAGAGCTACCTCTGCCAACGCCCCATACGATATTGTTTTCACGCATAAAGTCTACAAGATAAATCATATAGCGTAGTAAGTCAAGCATGTCACGTGCTTCGTACTCACATAGCTCATTCCATATGCGTTCTTGTACATGTTGTGGACAGGGTGTTTCTGCTTTGCCTAGTACATATTCATATACATTGATGTCTTTGTATTCATCAGGCATAAACCATTCACTTTGACATACACCGTCAAAAGTCTTTTGATCTACGTCTAGTGGAATATACTTTTGTAGTTTGTCAAAGCCTTGCTCTTCCATAGCAGTATTGAACTTGTCTACATCGTCTGATTCTTCGCATAATACCACATGGCACTTGTCAACATGACCCGAATAGATCATGTCAACTAAGTCTTTGTTAGAAAATCGTGGGATACCGAGAGAGTCTGTTTTCATTAGCATACATATATTTTAGCTTACTTTTATTAGGTTGTCAAGATCATTATCATCATTTTGTTGAGATAATTTTGCTTTGTTACGTTGACGTTCTTCTAATTCTAATTTATATGAATCCATTAAAAGCTGCATTTGATGACGCACCGATTCGTCATGTGTCATAAAATACATTCCGTTGAGTTTGTATAATTTTTGCTCAATTTGATGATCTGTATATTCATCTAACTTTTCAGCGTGAGGATGTATCAACTAAAAGATGCCTCATACGATAAGAATACATTAGCGCCACCATCATAAGAAAATGCTTTAATTAATTTACTATCGGTTGCTGTTGTTCCTGTTTGTACAATATTACCAGTAAATGCTGCATTACCATCAGTTTTTATACTACCGGCGTTTTCTGTTAAGAATGTTACTGCACGATCACTTATACCGTCACCATAAACTTGTACACGCATTTCACAATAGCGTCCGCTGTTTGGCCAATCAGTAAATGTTAGAGTAATATCGCCTTCAGCTTTAATTACATGATGATGTCCTGCTGTCAAACTTATGTTTGCTGCTGACAAAATACCATTTGTAAAAGCACTTGTGTCTGATTTTTCAACTGATTGAGCAAGATTTACGTTTTTCTGTTCAAAATTATTGTCAAACTCGTTTGTCACATCTAATCTTGCACGATTTCCCTGTAATGATTCGATCTCTAAAATAGCATTTCTAAAGTTTTCTTTAATAATGTTAAAATTGTCACGAAATCCTTGACTATCATTATCCTGACCTGCTACTGGATATTCTTCGTCAATTGTTGTATACGTAATGTTACTTGCCATATTTTTTTCCTCTCAATGTATTTAGTTTAGATTATACATTGTATTTGTAATTACTGAACAGAATATACTGTTCATTGCTGTTATTTAATGTACTATCAATAATATATCTATCAATTTCGTAATCTATTTGATTAAAATTAAAATTGGTGCTATTAATATAATTATCAATATTGTCTTTTACAAAGTTACCAGTACCTGGCTTGCAATATGCTAATGGTAATGCAAAAACATATTCTTCGCTTGGTGCTCCTACTTCTTGTTGAGTTCTCATCCATAAAGGTAAGAAACTGTTATCTGTGACAATTTGATCAAATTGCTCACTGTCGTTTGGTAACGATGTTTGAATAGTTTTAAGTCTTTCTCTCATGTTACTAATGTTGCATATATATCTTAAAATATCTTTGTTTTGTCCGGCAAGTATACCTGTATTATCAGTAGTGATTGTATTTCCGTCTGGTCTATGTCTATAGCTACTGCTAGTTGTAACAATACTACTACTGTTTTCAGTTATAGTCACATCTAAGCCTGAGCGTAGAGTTATCGTAAAACTAATACCCAATGATGGAACATTTAAAATATCATTAACTCCGCTGCTGTCTTCTGATCTTAAAACAATATCTACACTTGACGCACTACCTACAAATTTTATAGGATTGCCATCATTGCCTACCAAAGAGTATGACGCTGCACTGGTTATAATGTCTGCACTATTATCATCTAAAATTTCTAGGTTTACACTATCAATTGTAATCGGACTACCGTATTTTGTTTTAAAGTTTTGTTTAGTTTTACCTTTTTTACTATCGCCTTTATCTATTAACTCTACATAGACTACTTCATAAACAACATTATTTTGTCCTCGCTCTTTTGCAATAGCAGTCTTAACATTTCCAAAATAAAAGTTTTTCTTTTTATGATTTAATGCCGTAGCACCAACGTATTCATTTATATTTGTAGTTTGTATGCCTGCATATACTAAACTTTTAAGATTTTTTTGCACACCAAAATTTCCATCTGCCGGGCGATATATGTATTGAGGTGTAAAGATATCAACATTATTGATAAATTCGTTGAAGTAATTTCTTTGTTGCTTTGGTAAAAACGGTTTCATTGAAATATTTGAATATAGATTATTATCAGGATCTAGAATATTAAGTTCAAATGTTTTTACTGCAATCTTATCAGCAAATTTATCTTTTACCAATACAACAAATTCGTATTTACTGTCAAATCGTGTTGTTCCGTTATCTATTGTTGTTTGGTTTGTGTCGTACAAAGTTAGACCTGGAATACCTGCTACACCAAACTGTTGTATGGCACCTGTAATTTCGCCAGATTTTTGTAGAGTTATTCCTGTAGGTAGTTTTCCTTTTACAATTATATATTCTAGTCTACCTAATCCTGTAGTAGTTTCCGCTTCAACTCTTAGGGTACTAATTCTGTTGGCTTGTAAACTTGGTAACAGTCTATCTGTTTTCCATACTAATTGCGAGTCAATTTCGCCTTGTAAATCTAATGTAAAGGTTTTACGTACACTTACAACTTCTTGATCAATTGTTCTAATACGTTCTACAATATTTGATCCGTTTGGTGCACCGATAGCAATTGTAGAGTCGTTCTCTAATGTTCTAATTAAATTTGAATCTAATGTAACCTTATTAAAATTATAAGTTTTGCTTATATCTAAGTCACTACTATCTTCTTTGTAAAATAATCTTTTTATGTCAAGTCTGCGATTGGTTGCGGCAGTTTCTGGCAATCTAAGAATAATTCTAGTTTGGGATTCAACTGTAATGTATGCATCGCCCGAGATACTATTATCTGATAAGAATCCTTCAACTGCTCTTGTAATTGATTCGGCTAACGTTTCTCCTTGTGCAGCACCTTCTACTTCTAGTGCAGCACCGTCACCTGACTCTACAGTATATTCTATGTAAGTATCGATGCTAGTAATCTGATATTCTTCATTTGCATTATAATTAATGTATCTGTTTGTATAAAACAATTTACTTTTTTCGTCTATAGGATCAACAAAGAAGTAGTTGTTTCCGTTTACACCTTGGGTATATAATTTTAAATTTTGTGCTTGAAATGTTGGAAATAATGGTTCTGTTAGAGAAATAACATCATATTCTGCATTACTATTGTTTACATTTTTTACCACATACGATCTGTTTTCAATTGTAATATTTCTAGCTCTCAGTAATTCTAAATCTCCTTCGGGTAATTTTGCTACCCTAATTGAACTAATGCCTGCTCTAATATCGTAATTTATAAGAGCATTTACTTCTACTATTTCATCATCGCTTTCGCTGCGTTCTGCTCTAATAGTAAATTTAAATTCTTTTTCTGATACTGGCTGATAACCAACTCTTCCTGCAATCTCTCCATTACTTCCATCTAACTCTAGTCCTGGTGGCAAAATACTTTCGCTTCCATCATTGTTAATTGGTTCTAAAATATAACTTACTGTACCTAATAAAATATTTGGGTCATATACTTCCATCGGAAGTGTTATGTAATTGTTTGCACGTTTCTTTCCTAAATAACTATTTGTTAACCATATTGGAGATCTCAAATATGTTGCATCGGCATTAAACACACCACTAGCAGATTTCATAATGGTATTATCGGCACGTACAAAATCGTCACCTACTACAAATATATTAAATTTTCTTTTTGTTGTATTAACACCGTCATTTACACTTACAAAGAATTGATAATTTCTATTTAATTTTTTTGGTTGTTTTGTAGCTACACCAAATTCATAATTTTGAGCATCAAACAAATAACTATCAAACCCATCGCCGTCAGGTATGCCCCAGTCAATTGGATAAGCATCAAATACATTTGTGTCATATCCAGCTTCTGCATCTGCATCTAAAGCAAGTAATGGATCTACAAAGCCAGTGATTTTACCACTTTTGCTTAAAGTTAATCCTCCGGGTAATTCTCCGTCACCGTCTGCAATAAAAAATTCCAATTCTTGTCCTGCACGAGTATCGTTGTCTTTGGCTTCTATTTGAAAGTCAATATATGCATTATCTAATATATATGTTGTAGGCTCGTTAGAAGTAGGAGCAGATAGACCTGCTTCGTAATCTAACATTACAAAAGCGCCCTCGTTTCTATCAAAACGTTTTATATTGAAACGAGTTGTATTAGCAAAAGTTTCTATCCATAATTCGTCATCGGCAGGATTAAGAGGTTCGTTAAAACTTACAGTAAAATCTTGTGTTAAAAATAAACCAAATTTAGAATCATATTTTCTGATTACAGGAAAGAACCCATTATCCGAATTGCCTAGCTTCCACCAATAATCCACTGTTGCATTAGGTGGTTGTGCAAATTGAGCTGTAACTCTATTTCCATTGTTAAAGTCTACACTAAGAACTTTTGTATCTAATTCATACCATTTATCTTTTAATATATAAAATTTACTTACGCCTTTATCAAACGATACTACTATGTTACCCGCTGGTATTCCTGGTATTCCTGGTATTGCTGGCGATCCTTCACTTAATTCATCAACAACATAACCTGACGCACCTGCCAAACTAGGATCATCTTGCGCTGGTGTATTGCCGTCTTGGAATATATTTCTAATAGTAGCAAGTGACGGTTTACTAATAACTGTAGAAATGTATGTGTTGTGGAACGCATAACCTAATGGGTTATTTGCTAATATGCCTGCTTGAGTACGCATGTCGTCTGTCCACTCCGGAGCAAGACTTCCGCCATCCCATAAATCTGTGTATTCAAACATACAAAAGTTTAGTAGATACAAGTATTCTTTTGCGGCTACTTCAAACGCATCTGCGATTGTTTTCCAATCAGCTGGATTTTCTAGGTAACCTGATGGATCCCACTTGCCTGCGTCAAATGCTTCTTCCATTGCTGCATATAACTCACCTGACTGCCAATCAGCTGCTAAGAACTGATATAATTTTATGTCATCTGCAGGTAAACCGTGCATGTGTAATGTATGGAATACGTGTTCAATAACTTCTTGTGCATCTATATCGCCATCGCCATAACCATCACCAGTTGAGTTTAAGTACCACACCATGTCATTTTGTACGTGAGTATCAAACAGGTTAGTTAGGTTCCAACTAATAACACCTGCATCAGTTAGGAAGTTTGGAGTATAATCTGCTCCAGCACCTCTAGCCACTCTTTGTATAGTTGGCAGTCCTGCGTGATAAGTTCCTGCGTCACCACTTAGTGTTTTGATCATTGCTCTTTGGAATGATTCGTTAATACCTGCGCCATTTGGATCTAAGAATAGTTCATACATACGTGCTACTTTTTCTAGCCACGCATCTGGAACTGCTGTTTGTCCACCTACTGTGCCAGCACCCATAATTCTTACACCGTTGGTTGTAACTTCACGCTTGAAGAAATCGCTGCCATCGCCTGTAACATTGCTAATTGCACCATTGTTGTATTCTGGGTCTGCTTCTTCTGCTGGTACTGCTGGTACTGCTGGTACTGCTGGTACTGCTGCACCATAGCTTTCTAATGTAGTAGGTTTACCATTTACAACAGCTACCTCTTGATCTACATATGTAAGTCCGTTCCAATATTTTATGCCCCACACTGTATTTGCAGCATCTAACCAATAACGCCCGCTTGGTTCAGGTCCTACTTTAAGATCGCCTTCTGGTGTTATAAATTCAACATCGTCTGGTCCGTTGATAAAAATCTTAAATGTTCTATCAGCAATACCTTCGTTTGATGTAGCTCTTATACAAAATTCAAAAGAGCTGTAAACACTTACTTCAAACGGATTACCTGTTAAATTATTTTCTATTAATGATATTCCAGGCGGCAATGCTCCTGAAATTACCTTTGTTGTTACATCGTCTGGATTATCTAAAGGCAACGGAATGTCTAGTGATATTCTCTCTTGAAATTCTCCAAAGCTATGTCCAGATCCAACTGTCCATTCTGGTAATGCCATATTAGCTCCCTACTGCACCAAAGTCAACTACACTCCTTGAGGGTTCGGTAATACTTCCTAAATCAACATCTGTATCATTTAAAATGAAATCAAATATGCTTGTTCTAACATCACTAAATGCTCCAAAGTCCCACCCAAATGCCTTTTCAAGTTCTACAACAGGAATGTTTAAATTTATTGTAGATAAATTAAAGATACCGTTATTATTAGCATTTAGTTGTCCTGCTAATTGAGGCTGTGTTTCGTGCTGTAGTTTACTATCTATTATTATTTTGTTAGGTGTTGTATTTCCATCAACACTAACTCTTGCAGCGTTTCTGCCATCTACATTTATAATAGAACCTGCACCACTAATTATACTAGTGTCAGCATTGTCTCTAAAAATAAATTGTCCTGCAAGACTGCTTATTTCTACTTCGTTTTCGTTTTCGGTTAATGTAATGGCATTACCCGCTGTTAATGTTTTAAATGCTAATTCTTGTCCTGTTTGGACTTTAAAAATTTCAGCACCTACGCCTGTATTAATTGCGGTAGTGGATTCTGTACGTAAATCTAAATCATCAAAGTTTTCGTTTACTTTGATAAATGCTTCTCTTAAATCATCCCCTGTACCGTCATTAGCTACTAAGCCCACGTTTATAGTTTGTAATGGCATCTTTCTACTCCGTTTTTAGTATTTATCAAGTTCTAAGTGTAAGTCCATTCCGAGGCCTGAGTAAATTTGACATTGCAAAAGGAACTTTGTTATATCTGTTAAACATAATTCTATTTGGTGATCCGTGTAAACTACGGGGTTCTCCGTAATCAACTATACTTGCTGTATCGTATATAATTCCAGTTACAGCATCATCTTCTATTATTTGTTTAGTTTGTGCAGGAGTAAGCGTAGGATCTTTTTGTAATAAACATGCTATAACACCTGCAACTTGCGGTGACGCCATACTTGTACCACTTATATTACATTGTCTAAAACTGCTATTTTTTGAATATGCTGCATCTGTAAATTTATTAGTATTACTTGTGCAACTCATAATATTACTACCACCTGCCCATATATTACAACCAGGTCCAGTGCAACTAGATGTAGAACGTGTATCTAAATTACCAAATGTAGAATCTAAAATATTTCCTACTATCATTGCATCGTTACTAAACGGGCTGCTACCTCTATGATAGAACTCAGACGATCCACTTCTCAGTATAGTGTTATTATAATCAGGTCCACCAGGTACATCAATTTTAAATCTACTATTTCCAGCAGCGATACAAACATGTATTCCATCGTCTATCATATCTTGAACATCAGCATCAACACTAGCAATACGAACAGGCATTCTTGTTGTATTATTTTGTCCAAATATTGGAATAATTACTCCTACAGCATTTTGCAGTGTTTGACTTGTACTACTATAATCAGTAGCAAAGTCCCATGCAGTGCCTCTATAATTTCCTGTTGTGATATCGTCGGGGTCTAAGTTGTATCCATACCCCCAACTCATATTTACTACAGTTGGTCTTCCAGCATCGGCACCACTTTTTGAGTTATGCCACAATCTAATAGTATCAAAGATATCGCTTACACTAATACCGTTGCCACTATCACCTGTGCCTTCTAATCCTGCAACTTTTTGTCCGTACACTCTTGCATTTTTAGCCCAGCCAAATGTCAACCCTGCTGCTATACCTCCACAATGTGTTCCATGCCCATCTGTATCTCTGTCATGATTAGCACTTTGAGTACCGCTTACGCCACTTGCTGTATACCAATCTATAGATCTATATCGTGTGTTACCAGCAGCATCATTCCATTCAGGATGGTCAATCTGCAATCCGCTATCTTGTATTACAACATCCACACCTTCTCCGTCGAAACTATAATTGATAGTATCACCATTTGCGTTGTTAGTGCCTCCGACATTAGTAAAATTGTATGTTTCACTCATATGTCGAAACAAGCCCCAGTTTTGAAAATCGCCACTAGCCACACTAGTTTTTCTAAAATTTCCTACTTGTTTTGCATTAAGTTCGATAGTAATGTCAGTACGATATTCTGCAGGAATTTCTACTGCTTCGACTCTAGAATCTCTACGGATCATTGCAGCTTCTTCGTCGGTTAATGAAAAATAAGTTTGACGTCTACTTCCTGCTCTAGGATGTGCTATATCTACTTTCCTGTTAGGAATATTATCTAGCAACGTATATCTAGTAAGATCATCTTGTATTTGATCTATAGTTGTTCCTCTGTTGGCTATAACTGTATAGACCTTTTCAGTCATTATAAATTGCTCCAGTTACTTCCATCGTAGAATTGACAACGACCAGCATCGCTGTTTGCTATTAACATACCAAATACTGCCGAGATACCATTCCTTGTACTATTATCCATAACTGGTAATTGCAAAGGTCTAGGTGAGTTTATATTAGGTACATACATAAATCCGCCATTACCGGCGCCGTCTGCATTACTACTATAAAATGCTAATGTTTCTGCGTTGTCGTCATAGTACATATCACCTGTTGCACCAGAGATACCGCTTGGTGCGCCAGAGCTTGCAGGTACTTGGAATAATCCTGCAATTACATCTACTCTTCCTGTAAGTGATGCATTTAAAACAATATCGCTACTACTTTCTAGTGTTGGTGTTCCTGTACTACCGCTATCAACTCTATCAGCTGTTATAGTACCTGTTACATCTAAGTCACCTGTGATATTAGCACCACTTGGTATATTCATAACATTGCCATCTGAAGTGTCAATGTTGAAACCGGCAAGTGCTATTAGTCCACCACTCGGTGATACAGTAACAATAGTACCGCCTGCTAAATTTGTAAACAAATTTCCACTTACTGTTAAACTACCAGCAATTGCACTAGCACCCGATCCTGTAATATCTATATCAGTTGCTTCAAGTGATCCTATTGTTGTTAAACCACCATTACTAACAGTAAGGTTATTTTGAAAATCTACTGCTACGTTGGTTGTTGCGCCTCTAGCAGTAACACTTTGTAAGTCATCTTCTTCTTCAGTTATGCCGCCACCGCCGCTGCCTTGTTCATCGGCTGCTGATGTCCAGTTAGCACCATTCCATTTTAAAACATCGCCAGTATTAGGTGTACCTGTATTTACATCTCCTAAGTTACCTAATGAAAAAGTGCTTAAATCTACTGATGGTGCTTCTCCGTCAAAATCAATTTGTATTTTGCCTAGCCCGTTAATAGAGACACTAATATCATCACCAGCGACAATTTCTGGAAACGCAATTTGGAATTCACCAGTGTTGTTATCATAGGTAAATGCACCAGTTCCACTGTCGGCTATTTTTGAAGCACTAAGATCTGTTAAAAAACTGCCGCCGCCACCTCCGGTTATAGTTTCAAATTGAAACTTTATATCTTCTCCGACTAATTTTCTAACAATTAAAGTATCGCCGTCTGATGCTCCATCTAGTCCTTCTAAGTCTGTTTGGTCTTGAATTCTGCTTACACCAAACTCTGTTGGTTTATTTTGAATAAAAGCCGGACTATTTTCGTTTTCTTCTGTCCAATCTGATTTCGTCTGAGAAGTTAACGGCACAATTCCGTTTATTGTTAAACTTGTAGTATTAACTTCACTTAATGATGTTACACCTGTTACACTAAGACCGCCTGTGATTGTAGTGTCTGCACCAACTACTAACGAATTTGACAACGATAAGTCACTTAGATTAACAATACCTGATCCTTCTAAGTCAATACTGTCGCCTGTTGGTATTTCTTTTATTTTACTATCAGTTGTATCTACTACTAGTGGAAATCTATTTGCCATTCTCGTGTCCTTGTATTGTTATACATATTTATCGCATTAATTATAATGCTGCTATTCGTGCTTGGAAGTCTGCGAAATCTGCTGCTGCTGCTGCTTCTGTTTGAAGTGTTGTTAAACTTACATATCCTGGAATAATTCCGTTTACAGCATCTACTAACAATGTACTATCGTCGGCAAATACGCTACCTTTAATATCAGTATCAATTTGTCCGTCTTCGAGTGCAACTATATCTGCATATAGTTCTGTAAAGTTTTCGTTGATTTTAACCATAGCAGTGCGGAGGGGATCTCCCCCTCCACTGTTTACCGATGTTCCTATGTTTATTACTTGTTGTGCCATTATACTCTCCCAACCACTACTTCAACAATGCCACGTTCTGTATCATCCTTGCTGCCTACTGCTTTACCAATGACCTGGCCAACACCTGGAGTATTATTTACAACAGCAAATCCCGGTATAGAACTTGTTACTAACATATCACCTGGTGCAACTTTACCTATTACTTTACATGGAACACGACCTTGTAACGCTAGTCCTACAACATGATCGCCTTCTAGTGCGCTGTTCATCAAGTGTGCTGGATTAGTTGTAACAATACCGGCAACTCTGTGATCACCTTTTGTAGTTGTAATTGTTAATTCAGCGTCACCTCCAAATACTAAAACTGTTCCTGGTTCGTAACTTTCATCACCTAAATAGTTTTCTGCCAAGTCAGCGTATAGTGCTTCAGTAGCAGTACCATCAAATACTGTTGCGTAAACTGTATTCCATCTTGCGCCGCTCTTACCAAGATTATAAGTGTTGTTAGTGCCTGGGAACATAGCAAGTGCATCACTAGCAGTTTGGGCTCGTGCATTTGTGCTTAAAGAAATCCTTAATCCGTGACCCGAGTTTATCTGTAAGTTATCTCCTGTATCCATATCAATGCTATGATTGTTAAATTGGCCTTGGCTAATTGCTTCAAATAATAAACGTGAACCCCAGTTGAAAGTATCATCAATTTCTAATGCTGATGATATTTCAGACATACGATTTATGCCACTAATAGGACCTTGTCTATTCCATATTAGTCTGCCATACTTGCCTTGTGAGTATGTACTAGTAGTGGAATCAGTCATGGTTATTACTGGTACACCTTCTGGTGCCATGTTTATAGTTGGTGTATCAATTGTACTACTTACAGTTAAAATGTTTGTACTTGGATTGTAACTTACACCTGCATCAGTATACAAATTTTCTGCTGTAGCAGTGGAGTTATCACTATCTACAAACGTCATGTAATGTGTTGCATTAGTTGAACGCTGTACTGTATCAATAGTATCAGCACTAGCAGCATTACCAGTTGTATTAGCATTAATAGTACCTGGCAAGCTAATTGTAAGTGTACCGCTGCTTTCGCTTACACTAATTTCATTTGTTGTACCTGCAAATGTCATTGTACTACCTAAAGCTACTGCTGTGCTTGTACCGCCACTTGCTGCTATTGTAATACTGCTGTTTGCTAGTTCTGCATTTGCAACGCCGCCTTCTTTGATTCTAACACGGCCAGTAGATACATTAGTGCCGCCGCCTATGTCATCGCTTTCAACTTCAAAGTTATTATCACTGAATGCTGCTAAACCAACAAAGCTCTGACCAACTTGTGGTGCAGTTCCGCCAATTCCGTTTGTTACATCATCTTCGTCGAATGTTCCTGCACGATTCATAAACAATTTAGCTTGTGTAATACCTTCGCCAAATGCTGTTGGTGTAAATACTTTTCCGTCATCAACAGTACCAGCTTGTATTAGTGTATCTATTTCATTTAAATTAGATGGATCATACGTAAATCCAATGTCACCTGTGACTGTTGCATTTTGGCTTAATTGAGCGCCCGATGCACCTTGTCCTGTAAACACAAGTATATCGCTTTGTATAGCTGATGTATTACCTGTTATTGTAACATCACCTATATCATTCAACTCATCGGTTTTGTCATTAACATATCCAATCGTTGCAGCATCGTCAGCAACACTAGTATTAGGCTGTAAGTTTGTAATACGGTTATTATCCATATTCAACGTACCGACCATTGTGTCACCAGCTTTGTATATAAATCCACCACCGGACGGTATTACATCACTACTTGGAACTAGTTGTCCTTCTCTGTCTCTTCCTAGTCTACTGTTGATATAGCCTTCAACTGCTGTTTGAGTCGGAACTGCATCGCCTTTGGCATCTGTAAATGTATCGTCACTGCTAAATTCGTTTACACGTACACCACGTTTAAAGCCAATACCGTCAATGTTTGTAAGTACAAGTGCAGCGTTAAATGTAATAGCACCAGTACCTTGGTCAACTTCAAAGAATCTACCTACACGGAAGAAACCGTCTTGGTCTGTTAGTACAGCAAACACACGACCTTTATCACGTTCTTGTACTTGTGCTTTAGATTTGTTACCTGTACTGTCAATTGCATCACTAGATGTTACAGGTTCACTTACAGGCTGTCCTAAGATACGCTCTGGATAGTTTGTAGCATTGTAACCACCTGTACCAATATCTAACATATCGTGACTTGTTGCACGACAGGTTGAAATATTAACGGTAATTTCAACTGGTTCACCAGTTTCTAATCCTGCTTTTAGTGTTATTCCTCTTGCACTAACAAGTTCACTTCCTGTTCCTCCAGGAAAAGTGTTTAAACCAGTACCGCTTGCACCATTTACAATATTAGTAGCGTGATCTGTAAACTCAATTACAGCAAATTGATTTCCTGTACTTGTGTTTGTATGTTCACTGTATCCTGTAATTTTAAATGCTTTACCGCCCCAAGTAAAAATCATATCCTGTGTATCTAAACGTGCTTCGTCGACTGTCGAAATTCTGTTTATAGCAATTTGAGTATCTCCTGCACTTGCGCCTAGTGTTTTTGCACCGGCAGCACCTGGAATAGCAGGACTTATATTTGCATCATTGTCGGCTAAAGCAAGGGCATCTTGATCAAGATTTAAGTCTAAGTAATCATAATTACTGTCAAACGTGATAACACTTTGATTTGCTGCAACTACTTTTCCTGCTGTAATAGTTCTACCAAAACCAATTGTCCTGTATGTTACTGATCCATTTGGATCTCCTGCAAATACAAGAGCAGTACTTGGACGAGTTGGAACACTTACTACACCGTCCATTACAAAGTTTTGTTTGTGTCTAAACACAATCGGAGTGTCGTGAGCAGTTTCGTATTGTAAGCCGTTTTCTGCTGTGCCTTCAATACCAGTACCTAAATTAAACTTCCAAATTTTGTTATCAATTACCGCAGTGTTACTATCAGTAACTGCTGTACCTGTAATAGTAGCGCCTGTAATTGTTCCACTGTCAACTTCACTAACAGTAATAGTAACATTGTTAGCTGGTGTTGCACCACCTAAGTCTGCGCCAACTACTGTAAATGTATCTGAAACACTATAACCACTGCCTCCTGCTGTAACTGTTACGTTATATCCACTTGATGTTGTCTTGCCAATTCTAAATGAAGCACTTGTACCACTAGCTGCGGTTGTATAGTTTACTTCACCGCCACTGGCTTCTGCTTGATACGAACTTATGTATAGATTTGGATCTGTTGAATTGGTAACTTCGTATGGTTGATATACATCATCGGCTCTGTGATAAATTTCAATTTCACTTACATTCAGCGGATCTCCACTTAAATCATATGCATATACAACTAGATCGCCTGCTTCACTAAAGGCATCCATTAATTTAACAAATGCTGGAGTGTTAGCTGCACCTGCGGATGCTGTTCCATCTACATACGTGCCTGTTGCTGCTGCTACGGCTGTTGCTCCAAATCTTATACCATTAGTTGCTGTCGTATTCCATATACCGTTTACAGTGCTTAACACATGTACATCTCTACCACTGTTTGAAATAAAGCTAACTTCTGCTACTGCGGTAGTATTATCCTGGTATATAAAATCGCCTACACTAACATTACTACTTACATCTCCAGTAAATCTTACTTGATACTGTGCTTGGAAAGTTTTACATGGAAATACCATGTCTTGGTTGAGTGTTGCATCCTGTGGAATCTCATCTGGATCTGCACCTTCTGAAACAAGTCCGTATATACCATAACTGTTGTTACCTGTAAGTGAACGAATTTGCGAACCATTGGCTGCAATGTAACCAGTGTGACAGTAATATGTAAACACACTAACAAGTTCTGATAGTGCGTTGTTTGTAGCAATAACACCATACCCGTTGTCGTTTAACTGTGTGTAGTCGTTTGCAAGCATTGAGCGGTTACCGCCACTTTGCATAAAGATATCTGCTGGTAAGGAACCTGACCATCCTGTTCCTGCTACCACTGTTCTTACATCACCGCCACTTACATATGCACTAACTTCTGAAACTAATACTGGATCAGTTAGTGCTGAATCTCTATAGACAGTAAATGATGTTGCAACTGTGTTTCCTACATAGTAGGTGTTGCTGTTTAACTCAGTAGTACCATTTACATTTGTAATTATTATTTGTTGTGCATTGTTTAGTCCGTGTGCGCTGCTGAATTCTAATACAACATTAGTACCAGTTAAATTAATACTTTGAATAGAGTTCTCAACAGGATCAGGAGCATTACTATCTTCATCTAAAATTAGAACCGCAGTACCCGCTGATTGATTGTAATTTTCAATAGCATTAACTTGATAACGAATTCCTCCAACGTAAAATGGAAATGGCGTTTGTGGTTTGCGTATGAACAAACCGTGATCTGCCGGGCTAGATACCGATAGCCTAAATACATTACTATTGTTTAAACCTGTGATAGTTGCAGGCATATTACCTGCATATCCGTCAATGTACATGCCGCCAGCAAATACTTTGTCAGTTCCTTGGCTTTGAGAAAAACTACTACATGTCTGCGCATAAGGCGAACGTGTTAGTATTTGTCCAGTTGGATCGAGGACCATCATAAATCCTCCATGCTTTTGACATGTAACGTTTCTTACGATAGTATTGTCATTACATAAGAATACATCCATTTTGTTATTATCTTTTGCAGGATTATAAGCGGAATTATCTAATCCAAATGCTACACAATCTACTAATGCATCTGCATTGGTGTTACTAGCTGCTTCTGGAGGTAAGTCAACGTCAGTAGTCACTGATATTGATCCTAATGTAGTATAAGATACACCACCGGCGCCATTGTCCCAGATATATTCAAATAAAACCTTCAGTTGTTGTATTGCTGCTTTGGTTTGTGCTTCTTGTCCTGTTACAGCAGCCCCACTAGCATAAAACCCTTGGTTAACTAATGTAGCTTCTCTTCCACCGTTGTCTAAATCTAAAATTATACCATCTATAATAAATCCTAAATCTCTGCGGCACTTTGATTCGTCGTAAGTAAATCCTGCCCAAATACCTGTTCCGATTGCAACCTGAGCTGTGATATATTGTATTGTTTCTTCTATAGCATAACTTTTATTTTTATATAATAAATCGCCAGCATTTTTAAAAGCACCAGGATTAGCTGCGCCATCTGTTCCAATATTTTGTACTGCACTTGGGTCTGTTATATAATGACGTCCGTAAAATCCTGTTTCGGTAGTAGCAGGATTTGGATGTGTAAATGCTAATCCGCCTGTTGCAGTGGTTATACCATCAACAGAACCTGATCTATAAAAATATGTATTTGCCCATTTACTTTGAGATTGTCCACGTTTTGGACGTATAACAGTTCTTCTAAATTCGTCGCCTTTTATCGAAACATTTTCTGGTATACGAATTGGCATATGCTCGTCATATATACCAGATTCAACTCTTATACTAATTTGGTTATTTTGTGTTTTGTTACCAAATTCCAGTTCTTCGCCGACTATAAATTCAATTGGTTCTAGTAATTTTAAACTAAAATCATCAGTTGCACCGTTGGCAAAAGTATAGTCTATAATTTCAGCTACGGCACCTGATTGTTTACCCTTGACTATTTTTCCTGCTCTAATATCTCTATTAGCAGTGTTGCCTTGCTCTAAACCAATGTTACCATTTGTGATTTGTAGTGCATAATAATCACCAGTTTCAGATAGTGCTACTTCTGCTGTATTAGGATCTAAGAATGAAATTACATCATCAAAACGGCTTTCTATTGCTGTTCTATAGTTTGCAGGTATGCCCTCAGTTATCGCTGCTGATATTAGTGTGGTTTTTGCATATTCTATTCCTGCAACTGTTTCTGTGTTTTGATTTACTCTAGCAATATTAGCACTTGGATTAGCATAATATCTTAAACCGGCCCAGCGTGATAGATAATTTTGCTGTAAATCGCCTAGAATATCTAATCTTACACTGTCAATTATTAAACCTACATCTCTAGCACACAGATCTACATTATAAGTAAACCCTGGATAAGTTGTTGTAATATAATTAGTGGTAGATTCTGCCACATCATCTCTTAGAGTAGCAAGTAAAGCTGCTGTTGCTAATGCATCTGCACCCGCATTTGAAACTGCTGGTGTGCCTGTTACTTTACCCGGAATACTATTACCGCCACTTAGGTAACTCATTGTTTGCACATAAGGACCAGGCTCAAATGGTGTGCCTCTTATAATACCTTCTGCTGCTTCACATGCTGCTGCAATAGTTCTATATGCATAACTTAATGCACGACCTTCTTTACCTGCAGGTGTTTTAGCTTGTGAATCGTCGCCTTGTGTGCTTACAAATAAATTTGTACTACTTGCAAAACTAGTATTGTCAACGTAGTATTTTGTTGCGGCTTGTAAATCTTCAGGACCAGTTGGTGTGCCTGCTCCAGATAATGCTCCAGGATGGTCGTGTAAAAATAGTGCATCATCCATTGTTCTGTTTGCTACACTACCAGCTCTTGTTATAACTTCTTGTGTTTGTGGAACTTGTGTACCTGTGTTAGGAGTATTAGATACAGTTAAGGCTCCAGTGATACCTAAGTTTCCGGTCATTGCATCGCCAGTAACGTTTACATAATTACTATCAGCATATCCTTTACTAATAACTAGATTATCTTCTGTAATAACGCCACTGCTAGTTCCATGTGTTGCATTGTATTGTGCTACTAAGTCAGCAGTATTGTTGACAAGAGAATTATTAATTGCTGTTGTGTAGCCTATTACAGCACCAGCAGCAAGTTCTGACGTTAAAACAGGCTTACTATCTTGGCTAAGTCTTGTATTAATTGCTCTTATTTTTATTTGTCTTGCATCATCATCAAAACTAAACGCCACTGTGTTATTTGGATCAGTTGCATCATTAGTTCCAGCATCTGAAACTAGTTCAAAAAATTCAACTCCTAGTCCGTCGCCTTTTGAGAATACAACACGGTTTTCGTTACCAGCATAGTCAGTTGGTGTATCATCTAGGTTAAGAAAACTAATGTTTCCGCCTTGTCCAAATACAGCATAAAGTTCTGTAAAGTTATTATTTACTTTACGAAAACTTTCACGTATACTATCACCTGTGCCGTCATTGCCCTCAACACCAATATCAACTTCTCTTCTTGCCATTTTTTACTCCATTATATAGCCGGTATGGCCAATTTATCCATATCGAAATTTACACTCACACCACAACCACATGCTGACTGAGCGTTAGGATTTTTAATCTCAAAGTTAGAACCAACTAGACTCTTTACATAGTCAACTTCAGTTCCTATTAAAAACATTAAACTATGTGCGCCAACTACAAAAGCCGAACCGTTCGCAGTTTTAACTACTTCGTCATCGTCTTGTAAATCTGTTGGACTTGTAATTGTACCCCATTCGTATTCAAAGCCAGCACATCCTCCGCCTTTTATGTTAAGAGTAATGCCGTAGCACTCGTTTTCTTTACTTAAAAGGTCAATTTGTTTCTCTGCTGCTTGGGTTAGTGTACACATTGCCATTATTTGTTCTCCTACTCGTATTTATCGTTGCTTTTTATAATCTTAATGTAAATATAGTTATGAATAAGAATATAATTGTAATTTGTTTTGGTAGAAGTGGTTCTACAAATTTACTAGATGCGTTTGTTGAAAACGACAATCTAAACTACATTAATGCTGCTGAAATATTTTGCAGAGGACGAATGTTTGATATAATACCTACAGAAAAAAAGAATTTTACATTCTTAAAAGCATCGCATTACGAAGAAAAAGCAACATTTGAAAAACAATATTCGGTGTTGAATCAATACAATACCCAAGACAAACCTATAATATTTAAAATGTGGGTAGGTTGGCACTTACATTATATTCAAGAACCATTTTACAAAGAGTTTATAGAAAATAGTCATGTAATATTATTATTTAGAAAAGATATAGTTGCACAAGGTATTAGTGGTTTTATGACTAATCATGCTCTTAGTAGTTTACGAAATGTAAAAAAAATAAATTGTGATCCATTTCCTCTTGAAATTGATTATCAAAGAGACATTGAATGGAAAATTCAACAATTAGAAAATTTTGTTAAAAATGTACCTGTAATTGACAATTTAATAATCAGTGAAGATATTTTTAACAAGGATTCTTGCATAGAACAACTTCGTAGCACTTATGGAATAGATTTTTATAAAAGAAATCAAACTAATCCTGATTATTTAAAAAAAGAACTTATTACAAATTATAACGAAATACAAGCACAAATGATAAAGTTGAGATATGTAAGTCGTTATACAGTTGCTACTAATAAACTACGTTTGATTGCAAAAAATAAAAGGATAATTAAAAACGTAATAGGAAAATTATAATGTTTATTAAAGAATACCTAATTGATACATGGCATATGCGCCGTAGCAAACTTGGAAAACAACATACATACAATCGTAAAAAAACAATGTGTTTATTTAGATGCGATAGTTGCGATGACGAATTTACAAGAGAACGAGGAAGTATGGATCCAAAAAGATTAAGTAATAATTACTTTCATGTTTGTGAGAACTGTGATGCAAAACGCTTTGCACAAAAGAAAGGCGTAGATAAAAAGAAAGTATGGAGTATGAGTGCTAGTAGTGGCATTTCAATAAGTAAAATTTAATAATACTTTCTTTTATAAAAATATGTAATTTCTTTTATGAGCTTTTTATCATAGTCACTTAAAATAATGTCCTGTGGTTCTGTTTGATTGGTATGCGGTATTACAATATCTTTTGTATCAAAATAATAACCAAGCCATTTTTGCAATAAATCTAAATTTTCTAATTTGAATACTCTTACATCTTTATATTTTTCAAAATGCTTGTTAGGTGTTATTCCGCAATGCCACCACCAGTCTCCCCAATCTTCTCTTTCGTAACGCAAATGAGTATAAGTGTTTAAAGGGTTTCTGATTAGTTCTAAATGTTCAGTGATACTCAAAGTATAATTTCTACGCTGTGCAAACATTCTATATCCACTAAGAATCCAATCAACTGGTTCTCTTATTACAGTGAATACTTTGTAACCGTTAGGAATTAATAGATTAGTATCGTTAGGATGCTGCGGATTTTTTACTGGCAACTCCCAATTGTCTAACTTTTGTAAATATTCGCAAACACTACAACCGCCACATTTAGGCAAAAATAAGTATACCAGTTGTTTATTGTGATTTACAATACTTTGATAATGTTTTATTCTGCTTTCCAAATTGTCCAAGCACCATAAAAGATTGCTGCATATGCAATTAAGTCCATAGGTGCTATTATCATAAGCACACCTAATCCAACTAGAACTGCTCCATCAAGTGTTGTTCGTTCTGCTAAACGATGCTCTATCCATTTTTTGATCATTGTTTAATCTCCTAATTTGTTTTTCAAGCACAGCCATTCTTGCATCTTGTTGTCTGACTTTTTCTTCTAATGCTTGTACATATGCGTATGTAGGAATATGTTTTTCTTGTTCATCTTCGCCGAGCATAGTAAAACTATTAACTCCTGCACCTTTTAATCCACCAAGGACTCGGTTAGGATTTTTATCATTTGCAATAGATTGTTTCTGTTGCACTGCATACATTTTGTTCAAATAACTCATAACGTATTTATAAACTTTCTTCCCATGCATCTTGTAATCGAACACTTTCTCGCATACGATTCATTACATCATACAAACTAGCACTACTTTGATTTAAATTTGTTTCTCTAGTAATTGGTAATACATTATATGGCCGAGTCATCCATTTGTCTTCACTAATTGGATCAACATGACCAAACTGAATACCTTTTAAGTCTTCGTGTCCTTTACCGTACCAATCAACTTCAATAGTTTCCCACAAAATAGGATCCTGTAATTGGTCGTTATCGTTGTAAATTCTAAGTCTTTTACTTGCATAAAACTCTTTTAATTCTTGCCAGCGATGATGTAAAATAGTTTCAAATTCTGTAGGTACTTCCAAATGCTGTCTTGCATCCTTACTGTGCCAAATACACGCAAACATATCAATATATGCTAGTCCCATCATCAAAGGACTACTCACCATAGGTAACCTTAACGCAATGTTACTCAGTTCTTTACGAAATCCTGTTTCTTTGTTGTATTCGTACCAACGTGCTCTTTCATTTTTGTCAAACGCTAATGGAAAATTACGTTTATGCGATCGGTTGGCGCCTTTCTTAGGATCATCGCCTGGATTAGTGAGCGGGTCTTTTAGTTTTTGCTCGATGCCTTTTGAAATTTTATCTTTGCCTTTGGGCAAGTACGGGTTGCAACTACATGGGCCTGTGTGTCCAGCTTCTTTGACACAATAAGTACTCATCCACATAGGTGCTTCAATGTTTTCTGTTAGCCAAAGATAATCATTAGATGAAAGGAAGCCACTTTCTAGTAGCATGTCTTTTTTGTGTTGGTAAACATTGCCTTTGCTTCTAATTGTTTTGCCACACAAATTGAGTCTACTAATTTCTATAGTGCCTACATTTTTATCCCATTCACAAGATTCTGCAAAAGGAATTTTAAAATTATCTAAGATACTCAACTGTCTGACTCCTTGATGATATCATTGTAGGTGTTTTCTATTTCCCACTCAAGCCACTGTATGACTTGTTCAGTGGATACAGTCTCCCGTATCCACTCATATTTTCCTGTAGTTGTTTGGAACAAGTGATCCCAAAACTCGCCTTTGATACGATCTTCCAAGTCTTCGATATGGTTGCTAGGACCTGCATAAAGTTTTAACCAATTAACTTCAAAGCCGTTGTGTCCTTCGTACTTGCGTTTACGAGTGTCGGGGTTGCTTGTGATGCCATAGCATGTACGGCCTAAGTGATTAGTCCATATGTACAGGTAACGCATCTTAAATACCGTTGTATTTGTTGATGTGCTGGTCTGGCAAGATTGGAAAGTCCAAGTTGTTTGTATCACAGTAAGCATAGAAGTCTAAGATCAAAATGCTCAACAAACAGTTGTCGCTCCAGCCGCCTGGTAAATCGTGTGAACGATTAAACTTCTCCAAACGATTCTTTGCTTGCTTATGAAACTTGCTTGGCGATGCGTATGTAGTTTTAAAGAACTGCATCAGTGCATCCTGCCATTCACGTGTGATAGTTGTTTTGTTTTTACGTGCAAGTTTAGCATAGCGACCTAGTGCTAGGATAAAGCCACCGTCGACACCTTTTTCATTTGCAAAATAACGATCATGCAAGCTCAATGCAAACTCCAAGTCGTTAATAGCAACATCAAAGTTATCACTTTCCATTTCGGCAATCTTATTAAGTCCTGAAATGTATGTTACCATACCCGGCTTTGCGCCTTGACCACGTGCTTCTACTGCTGGGCGTGTGTACATGTTTGCGCTTTCTACTACGCTTTGGATACGCTCGGCGTGCAAATCTTCTGTAAGTGTGCTACCATAGTTGCGTACACCACTTACACGGCTTTTGTGCATGTAGTAAGGCTCAACTGCTTTACGACCTTTATAGTTGATCAAACGAAACAAGAAGTTACCAAATGCTTCGCCTTTTGTATCACTACCAGGTACTACTGCAAGAGCATCAACTACTTTACATGCAACTGTAAAGTCTTTTTCAATCATACCAGCTTTCCATAAAATGTAAAGTGCTACTGCGGTATGTTGGCCTTCCGGAATACTGTAACGTCCATTAGGCAATTTAATACTGTTTACAACTTGTACTGCCCGTGGATCAAATGTTTCGATAATATGTGCTACGTGATCCCAATCAACATCACGTTGATTGTCTACGTTAATATCCAACAGTTCAAATGCTACGAACTCAATACCACCAAAGTCTTTGGTTGTATAGGTACCATTACAACGAGCTCGCAAGCTGTTGATTGCATCTGTAATTAATTTGTTTGTTGGGGGTGTTTTAGTTGGGTTTGTACGTGTTTCAAGATCTTCGTATAAGTCTTTATCTTGATTACGTTCCATCAAGTTTTGAATTTTAGCTACGCTAAAAGGGTTACGCTTGGGCATTACCCGTGTTTCTAATTCAACTGTCATTTTGTTTCTCCATTTTGATTCAGTTAAGAATTGCGTAGGGCTGTTATGCTTCCTACTATTAAGTTATAGCATAGTTAAATGCTGTTGTCAACCATATATTTTAGCTTTGTGTCCACGCTAAGTGAGCCAATTTATTTTTTTCTGCCCAGCGAATAAACAGTCCGGGCTCGCGACCAGTTGCTTCAATCTCACTAGGCTTATCCCAGTAGTCCATGCCTTCTTCGTTGGTCTGTGTTAGTGTACCTTCTTCGTACTGTTTTACATGCACCATCTCGTGTGCAATAGTGCATAGCATTTCACGCAGTCTTAAACTACGCTTGATATCAATTTCATATTCACCTTTATCGACCTGCATACAATAACCAAAGTTGGTATCATTGCTCATATTACGGAAACTAATTTCCACATCAGGATTGATGTTGAATTTATCACAAACATAGTCCGCCATGCTGTAGGCATATTTGCGTTGCGTTTTTGTGCCGCCTTGTACGTAAATCATATTTGCCTCGGTGTTTTGCCTGTGATTAAATACATCTTCTTTATAATAGCATCAACATCTGCTTCTGTCAAGTAACCTTTTACAGTATCATTCTCGTCTGTGATGCCAGGCATTTCTGCTAGGTTGCCGTGTTTGATTACAGCAATCTCATAAGGAGCTGTTTCTGTGCTGTAAGAACCTTTACCTGAGATAATGCTAAGTTCGTATTCGTCGCCAAAATGTAACACACACTGATGCTTTTCCAAAAAATCAGCAGTGTTTTCTATCATTTCAAAACTTGATAATTCTAGTATCATGTTACCCTCATACGTTGCTTATATTACTAATATAGCATACAAAGTATAAGTTG